ACAAAAAGCACAGAAGAATAAACCATTGGGTGAAGGTTCAAGATTTAAAGCAGTTTCTAAAATCGCTAAACTTGGTGGGGCAAAAAATCCTGCTGCCGTTGCTGCTGCCATAGGTCGTAAAAAATATGGTAAAAAGAAAATGGCTGAATTATCAGCTAAAGGTCGGAATAAATAATTCTTATAAATTACCTACCCTTGATACTTGTTGTATCAAGCAGCTAACTATAAAGGAGAGTTTATGTATAATGAAAAGTTACATGATGCTGTAGAAAAGTTGGAGAGTGAGTCAGCTACAGAAGCCGAAAAAGAAAAGGCTACTGAAATTGTTGGACAAGAGACTGATAAACTTGAAGATGAAAAAGATTTGCAAGAATTGACTACTGAGAGGTTAGACAAAGTATTTGTAAAAGGTGAAAAACTTGATACTCAGGCAGAGCCAGATGATGATTCTAAAACTTCTACCCCGAAAGATAAAGAGAAAACGGCAGAAGACGAGGAAAATAAAGACGACCCTACCCCTGAAGAAGCTAAAAAAGAAGCTGAGTTAGAAACCGAAAAAGAAAAAAGCGATGAGGATGCACTAAAAGAAACTGATGCAAAGGTCAAGGTAGACAAAGAGAAAGAACCGCAACTTTCTGAAGCCTATTACCGTGCTGTCATTCATGAAGGATGGAAACCAGAAGAAATCAAAGAATTTTATGAGGCCAATCCAAAATTAGCTACAACAACTTTTGGTAAAATTTATGAAGCAGTAAATAGGGCTTCTAGGGATTTTGCAGCAATTGGACGTGCTAGAAAAGAACAGACATTAAAGCCAAAACAGCAACCAAAAAAAGAGCAACAGGAAGATAAAAAGGTTGAGTTTAAAGGCGTTGATATTAAAAAGTTGCGTAAACAATATCCTGATGACCCTGTTGTTGAACTTGTCGAATCTATGCAAAATCAGAATAAAACTCTATTTGAAAAAATGCAGGATTTAGAAGATACTAGGTCTGCCTCAATATCGAGCCAACCATCTAGTATAGATAACAGTGCTGCTATAAATAGAGAAGCTGCCGTAGTTGAACAGCAAATTGAAACATTTTTTGCCAATGATGATTTAAAAGGTTATAGAGAATTTTATGGTATATTACCCAAAAATTCTACCAACTGGGATAGTTTAACTCCTGGTCAAAAGATGAATAGATGGGCTGTCATAGAAATGATGGACCAGATAAAAACTGGTGCAGTTGTTACTGGTGTAGAAATGTCTATAGATAATGCATTACGTAGAGCACATCTTAGCATTACTGAGCCAGTAAGAGAACAAGTTATCCGTGATGATATTAAAACTAAAGTAACAAAACGTAGTAAGAGTTTGACTTTGGAACCTTCTAGTGCGGCAAAATCTGATAATGTGAAATCACAAACAAAAGAAGATTTAGAAACACTTACTACCGAGCGTTTAAACAAAGTATTTGGATAATAGGAGTTAAAAATGGCTGTTAAGAATACTGATTTAGCCGACCTTATTGCCATAACTTTAAACGACCTTCCAAAACAGGAATTTGAAGTTGGCTGGGATAATCAAGATTATGAATTTTGTCGAATCTATCAGCAAGAACGTATGGAAATAGATGGTGGACCAGAGATTGAACGTAAGGTTATGCTTGATAGAACTGGTAATGCACGGTATCGCAGATTATTTGATACTGATGAACCAGCAGTAGGTGATACAATTCATACAATTAAAGTCCCCTGGACTCAAATAGGAACTAATTATTCCTGGGACCGTTTAGAAATTATGCGTAATAAAAATTCGGCCAAAGGATTTATTAATTTGATGAAGGTTCGTAGAACTGATGGCTTGTGGGACCTTGCTGAATTAATTGAGGAAAGAGCATGGAAAACACCAGAAAGTTCTACTGATGACCTTTATCCGTATGGTGTGCCATATTATCTGTCTCCTTACACAGATACAAGTGGTACAATTAATTCTAGTGCTGGCTTTTTAGGTAAAGCTGTAAAATTTCAGGATGCTACTTATTCATATTCAAGAGCAAACATTAATTCTAATACAGAATCAAAATGGCGGAATTATTGTTTTGTGTATACTGCTGTTGATAATGCTTTATTGAAATCTTTCCGTAAAGCATTTATTTCAACACGGTTTAAAGCACCTATTTTTGTGAATGACCCACAGAACAAACGTGCTGCACAAAAAAGAGTATATGCTGATTTGGATACAGTAACATCATTGATGGATTTGGCTGACCAAAAAGATGACCGCCACACTGGTAAAGATGTATTAAGTAATCTAACAGTGGATAAGCAAGGTGGTGATTTATGTTATATTAATAGATTACCAGTTGTCTATGTTCCACAGTTAGATGATGCATCATTGACACCAATTTATTGTGTTGATTATGCTAAATTTATTCCGTATGTCCAAGATGGATATTGGATGGAAGAAAGTGAGCCTATGACTGATAGGGGCCAGCATACCACATTTACAGTATTTTTGGATGGTGCTCACAATAATCTCTGCCTTAATCTGCGAACTGCTGGCTTTGTCGGCCATAAGGCTTCGTAAGAAAGGAGATAAAAGTCATGGCAAGAGGAAAAGCAAAAGTTAATTATTTAGGCCGAGAAGGTCTTGTCGGACATAGTGAAGCACCAGATTGGGATTTTTTATATGATGTAACGATTACTAAAGACTCAAAATGGAATATCGGTGATAGAGTTGTAACACCAGATGGTCGTGTATTCCGTTATTGTAAATCCAGTGGGGAATGTTACACTGGTCAAGGGGCATGTTTTCAAGATGCTGTTCCTGCTGTTGGTATAGATTATGTTCTTTTAACAGAAAATGCAGCTAAAGGTGCTAAATCTGTTAAAACAACTGCTACTATTGACCATACAGAAGATGACCTTCGTGGTGGTCATGCTTTACTTAAAGCAACTGATACTTCCACAAATGCTGCTTTACAAATGAGATTGATTACTGGTAATACGGCTGCCTCAGCAGGTGGGGAAATTACCGTTTACTTGGATGCTGGACTTACTGCTGCTTTAACTACATTAAGTTATATTGTAGCTATGCCATGTCCATATGGTAATATCAAATTGGATAATGCATTAGCTACATCTGTAGCATGCTTACCCATTACTCATGTTAGTGGTAGTGGTTATTACTTTTGGGGACAAACTTGGGGCTTATGTTGGATTGCCCCACAGACTGACTTAGGACAGGCTGACAGTAAGAGGCAACTTGTTTTTAGGCATGACGGTAGTGTAGGTCCACATGATGATTCGGATACAACCTGTGAAGAATATGCCCAACATGCTGGATTTGTTGTGGATAATAATACACTTGCTAATGGTGCAACAAAGATGATGCTGCAAATTAGTATTTAATTAGTATCTAACCCGGCCCCACTCCTTAAATGCGGGGTGGGGTTTGGGTTTTAATAACTGCATTTAGGGAGAAAGATATGAAAAAATTAAAATCTACAAAAAATTTAGCAAAAGATACTGAAACAAGGCCGCAACAGATAAAAGGATTAACTACTCAACAGGCACTACAGAATATTGACATAATTGTAAGCAATTCACGTTTAACACGGCAGGAACATGCTGCATTAATAGAAAGTGTTAATTTAATTAGGATTAAATGTAATAGAGCAGATGAACTTGAAAAGCATATAAAGGAAAAAGAGGAATGTCCGAGCCAACATCAGCATTAACATTTGAAGATTTAATATTAGCGGTTGCCCGTGAAGCAGGAATAGCGTATTATGGTTCGTCTGGTAATGAACCAGCGATGATACCAGTTGATTATCATGACCTTGAATTATGTAAAAAAATTGTAATTGACGGAATAAGTATGTTTATTTCTGATGCCCCATCTAAAGGATGGCGGTGGATGCGAAGGATAATGTTTGTAACTTTGACTGCAACTAGGATAACTGGAACTGCTGATTCGGCTAATTCCACAAGTATAACTGATGCTACTTTAGCAGATACTTATGATTCGGATGATGATTTAAATGATTACTGGTGCTACATTCTTACTGGTACTGGTGCTGGAAGTTATGCACAAATTACTGATTATAATGGTACTACAGGTGCTTGTACTGTTGCTAATTGGTTAGATGAACAAGGTAATCCTGGTGGAACAGACCCAGATGCGGATTCTACATTTGCTATTACTCCAGTAGAAACTGTAGGTGGAAATATTTCACGTTATCCATTAGCAGAAAATTTTGGTGGAACTGTAGATGGTTCTATTACATATGCTAGTAATTCCAGTCATTCCACACAGATAGAATGGTGCGATGAATCTACTATACGAGCAAAACGTGCAGTCTCGGTTCAAACAGGTTATCCTAGTTTAGCTGCTATACGGCCAATTGAGCCAAAATCAGGTGGGTTTGGGCCTAAACGTAGGTGGGAATTGCTTGTTGACCCACAACCTGTAGCTGCGGATACATTAGAATTTCCATATACTTTATATTTTGATAAACTCCAACTTATAGGTGGAACATCTTCTGGTGGTAGTACTACGACATTAATTGATTCTAGTTTTGCAAAATATTATCCAGATGATTATTTTAATGGATGGAAATGTTATATAATTAGTGGAACTGCTAAAAATGCTAGGGCTATTGTTACAGATTTTACTGGAAGCACATTTACTGTAACTGTTGCAAATTGGTTAGGAATAGATGATAGTGCTGACGCAGGTGAAGACCCTACTGATAGTGCAGATAGTGCTTTTTATTTAGTTCCGAGGGCTAATTTACACCCAGCAGGATATAGGTTTGATGAAATAATTAAATCGGCCTGTTTAGCACAGGCAGAGATGCAAATTGAAGATATGAGTGCTGGATATGTTACAAAATATCAGCAAAAAGATTTACCAAATGCATATAAAATAGATATTCGCTCCGCTCCAAGAAAATTATATCCAAAATCAAGAATAATAAAAGAACGTACTTGGAGTGATATAACTACTGAACATGACGTTTAGTATAATGGTAATGGATTATGTAATAATGAAGGAGAATAAAAATGTCAAGAAGTAGATTTACTTTAGCGTTTGACCATGAAAATATGGTTCCTGCTCCAGCAGCTTCATCTACAGTCCATATTATTTTTAAGACTGAAGATGGTGTGATATTTTGCTATGGTACTGGGACTGCCCCTAGCACGGCAAATACTTATGCACCAGGATGCCTGTATATTAAAGTAGTGTCTGCTGGCAGTTCGTTCTTATATGTAAATACAGGAACTTATGCCTCACCATCATGGACAGAAGCAGGGGATAATACATAATAGTTAATATAAAGTTGCTGTAAGTGGTTTAATAGACCATCTATGGCACTATATTATCAAAAAAGATAAATAAATGCCACGATTACCATTTCCATTTATGGGCATTAATAAAGGTAAAGCTGCATCAGACCAGCCACCGCTTACTGTCCCTGATATGAAGAATGTTCGAGTATATGATGTACTTGGAAATAGGGCACGTGGTGGACAAAGACCCGGATTAAACAAACTTTATTCAGAACAAATAGCTGGATTAGATAGCCCTATAGTTGCTATATGTTCTGTAACTACAGTTGAAATATAATGTCTAATTTATACGAATCACAAACCGAAAGAAGTAATGGAAATGCTTTAGACAACAGTCCTGGTGCTGTTACTACATATATAGGGCAAAATTGGACTCCTACTCTTAGCTATACTATTTGGCAAATTCAATTAAAGCTTAATGGAAGTGGAACTTCCTATCCAGATGTTCTTGTTAATATTTATTTAGCAGATGGTTCTCACGAACCTACAGGTGATTCATTAGGGCAAGCTACTATATCAGGAGACAATGTTCCAGATGATTGGGATTGGGTGGTTGCGTCCTTTAGTAGTGGAGTAGATATTACAGCAGATACAGAATATGTTTTTGTGGTTAGCTCTCCAGATGGTTCATCAACAGATAGCGTTGTTGTTGGTTTTTATGCTTCAGATAATTATGCTGGTGGATATTATATTGATAGAGAAAACGGAATTTGGAATCATAGAGCAATTTGGGACGTAACTTTCAAAATTGAAGGTTTACCAAGAAGTGCCCCACCTGCTACGGACAGTTATTCTACAAAAAAATTAGTTGTAGCTGCGTCTAATGAAATTTGGTATGAAAGTTCTTCAGGAACAATGTCTCAATTAGCCGATTCAGTAGGACAATTAGACACAACAGATTATTTTGACATGTTTGAATTATTTGGTAAAATATTTATTGTAAATAATACTATAAAAAAAGTAGTAGATTTTGCTAATGTAAAATTGCATACAACTGATATAGTACCAGCAGGTAAAACCTATCCACTTCATAATACAAGGATTACTGGTGGAACATCAGGTGCTCAAATGATAGTTGATTATATTACGGCATTAGATGGAGATACTTATATCTATGGAAAAAGAATAACAACGGCGACTTTTGAAAGTGGAGATGTCTGTACTGCAACCATTGATGAAGGTGATGTTTCGTTTACATTAGATGCAGATGAAGTTGCTGGCCCACATTTTTATAATTGGACTTCATACGGCAATGATTCTACTGTATTCGGCTCTTTACCAGACAAAATTACATTAGGATGTAATTATATGGGTAGGGCAGCACTTGCGGGCGATTTAGCTAGACCGCATCAATGGTATATGTCAAGACAGGGTAATCCCTGGGATTGGATATATGGAGTTAATGATGCTTTATCTGCTGTAGCTGGAAATGATGCAGATGCCGGAGAATGTGGAGATGTAATTAGAACAATTATACCAGTAAAAGACGATTATTTATTGCATGGCGGAGAAAATTCTATATGGTATATTATAGGTAATCCTTGTGATGGTGGGTCGATAGAACCATTTGATTTAAGTACAGGAATATATGGAACTAAAGCGTGGTGTTTTGATAAGATTGGGCAATTATATTTTTGGGGCAAAAATGGATTATATAAAACTGCAATTCCGGGGCAACCTGTGTGTATTTCAGAAATAAAATTACCAGATTTAGTAAATGATGAGGCTGCAAATACATCTACACATAGAATTGTATTATCTCTTGATAGTAGATTAAATGGAATATTAATTAATATAACTACATTAAGTGATGGAACTAATTCTAATTATTGGTATGATTTAAGAGCATTAGATGATAAAGAAATAGGTGGATATTTTCCTGAAGAATACCCTGAAGAATGTGGCGTTTTTTCTACATTTTATTATGAATCAAAAGACCCAGATTATCGGAAATTATTATTAGGATGCAATGATGGTTATATAAGAGTGTTTGATATAGCTTCCTTAGATGATATATTAACAGATGATACAACGGAAACTATTGATAGTTATGTAGATTTTGGTCCTATTGCTATGGCAAATGACCCAAAATTTACTGGAAAATTAATTGGATTATTTTGTGAAACTGGCGGTGGGGCTAGTAGTGGTAGTGAATCTGATTCAGATGATATATATTATAAAATTTTTACTGCTAAATCTGCATCAGAAGTAATTGAAAAATTATCAGTTAATAGTAGCCCAATAGTAAGTGGGACATTTAAAGCCCCTGGGCGGCAACATGGTTCTACTTTACGTAAAAAAATTAAGAATGTATATATGGGAATTAAATTAGGAAATAATACGTCTGGAGAAAGCTGGGCGTTTGAACAATTATTATATGACTTAAAAAAATCAGGGAAATTTAAGTAAAATGGCAAATGAAAATATATTAAATGTAATAGAAGAAGCTATCAGCCAATATAGACCTAGTGGTGCTTTCGCTAAAGCAAGAGCAGAACAATTAGCTACGAAACAAGCTACTGCTATTCCGCAAATGTATAGTGGTTTAATTAAAGCCGGGTTGGGTGGTACAACTGTTACACAAACTATCCCTACTAAATTTGAGCAAGAAATTGCACGTCCATTTCAAACAGAAACAGAACTTCTTCGTTCACAACGATTGATGGAATCTATATTAGCAAAAGCTGGAATAATGGAAAGTGCAGAACAACGAACATTTGAAGCTAATTTAGCAACCCAAGAACGTAATTTAAGAGAAAAATTAGCCAGAGAAGAAATAACATCTAATGAATATATTGCTGAAATGGGTCGTATATCAAATGAACGAATTGCTGCTATTAGAGCAGGTGGTGGTGGCGGTGGTGGCGGAAGTAGTGGATTATTTTCTCAATCTTTATTCCATGATACCCCTAGTGGTGCTACTCCAGGGAAAGAAGATACTGGTGGATATGGTTATCAATATGCAGGTGGATATAGTGGCCCAGAATGGGACCCTTCTGCTGCCGTTAGAGCACCAATATCAATTTATGAAGCTGGTGGTCCCCCACGCACTATATCAACTGGTCAGGAACAACAAGGATACAAATTATATGGACTTGGGGATATTCGTGGACCAGGGGCTAGTAAATATAGTGGTCTTATTGGTGGAGTATATCAAGCTGGTATGGGAAATACAGGATATAATCAGACAATAGATAAATATGCTGAATTAGCACAACAATGGATGGGAGAAGGGTTTTAATGTCTTTAATAAGGATACCAAAAACTTTAAATATAAAAGAAATAAGAACGGCATTTCAGCAAATAGCTACTGAATTGGGGCCAAAATCAGAATCTACACATAATGGTCTGACATTATCGGGTTTAACGGCCAATAGACTAGTGCGAACTGATTCTGAAATGGCTTTAAGTTCAGTTCTGGATTTAACTGAATGGGTTGCTGGAACAGCAAATGAGATAGATGTAACTGATAATGGAGATGGGACAGTTACAATAGGCATTGTTGACCCTTTAATTGTGTCTAAAGGTGGAACAGGGCTTGCAACATTAACTGACCACAGTTTACTTGTAGGTTCTGGAACGGATGCTATCACTCCATTAGGGGTTGCTACAAACGGACAAATTCCTATTGGTTCAACTGGAGCAGACCCAGTTCTTGCTGCTTTAACTGGAACTGCAAATCAAATAATTGTAACAAACGGAGCAGGTTCTATAACTTTATCTACTCCACAGGATATTCATACTGGAGCAAGTCCGCAGTTTGCAGGATTGTCAATATATGGGAATGTTGTATTTTATGGTGGCAACCGAGTTATAAGTATAGATGGTATTTATAATTTAATACTTAAAACTAACGCTGATGACGGGTTTCATCCTTCTGGTGACTTGACTTTACAATCTGGTGATGGTTCTTATAGAACTGGCGATGTAAACATCACTACTGGGTATAACAATTCTTCGGGAGTCAGTGGGAGCATAAACTTAACTATTGGAAATAGTTATTATGGAGCTAAAGGCAAAATATATTTGGATGGGGATGTTGACATCAACGGGGATGACCTGACTGCTGAATTTACACATCTAGCTGGGTTAGACCAGTCATTAGCAACAACCGACAGCCCGACATTTGCAGGGGTAATTTCTGGTGGCACTATCCAAGCAGAGCAACTAACTTCAACCGATGATATTACGATGGCTGGGTTGTTAACAAATACCCTCGCCGCCGATGATGCGATAGGGCTGTTAATAGATGGAGACACAAATCCAAAAACTTATGCTGGTTTATCGGATAACGTATATAAAATGTGCAGAACTTTGAACGGTTCTGGTTCAACTGCTTATCCCAGTTTGGGTGTCGGATTTCGGCGTATATTTACTTTTGATTATGATTACACTGGTCTCAATACCGGCCTTAACAACAAAAATCTTTATGCTGGCGGGGAATTTTTTGTCCTTTCCGGCGATATAAACATAAGTGGCGGTTCTGGTAATAGAACTTTATCGGTTGGCGATACTTATAACATAACGCAAATTACAGGCGATTTGACAAATTCGTCCGCTGCCAGTTTAACACTCAAAAGTTATGGTGCGTATTTTTCTAATTCTTTGGCATCAGATGTTAATTATACTGGTGCTGGAACTCTTACGGCTCATCTTTACGGTGGTTATTTTTATTCTTCCACATCTGAATTTTTTGTTACAGCGGGAACGGCTAATACATATTTTTATGGCGGAGCTTTTATTGCGATTGGAACAGGGTTGGGAGATACTTCCGTATCTTACGGTGGCTATTTTTCTGGAACTGGTTCTGACACTAATTGGGGAATTTATGTAGCTGCTGGGGAGTCTTATCTTGGTATAGACTCTGCTAAATCTTATTGGGGAACAGGAAGTGATTTACAAGTTTGGCACGATGGAACTAATTCATATATTTATAATGATACAGGACTTCTTAAAATTCAGGATGCTGGTAATGGTATAAATCTTGGGACAGCAACAAGTGAACTTCTCGGATTTTATGGTGTTACCCCAGTTGACCAGCCCGCAACTGTGGCCGATGCTTCAGATTTAGCAACTTGTATTACAAGTATAAATGCAGTTATTGATAGACTACAAGAATTGGGACTTATAGCATAATAGGAATTTTATAATGAATGGTTTACCTTTTCAACAATTACCTGCACATGAATATAAACAACTTCCAAATCCAGAAGTTCAAAGAATAAAAAGTGATTTAGGTGCACAATATAAAATTGAAGCTGATGCTTTAAATAAATCTTGGTTTTCTAATCGTGGGCAATATGATACTGTCAAAGCTAAATTAGACGCTAAGTATAAACAAAAAGAATATGAAGAATTAAAAAAATTACAATCTAAAATCCAAGAAGAAGAACAAGTTAGGCAATTAATCAAACAACGAACTGGGCAGGGCCTTAGTCTTAAACCTGAAGAAGAAGCTATGGTACGGATGAATCTCCGGCCTGAAGCTGAAAAATTAGTATTTCCACAACCTACTAATTGGGCCACTAAACATTCTGAAAATTTACGTGAACGAAATAGATTGCTTGATATAGTAGAATCATTTACTGTTAGTCCAGGTGGTAAAGTAAAATTTAAACAATTAGATAACAAAGGAAATATTATTGAGGATAGACGTGCTACTAATGAAGAAGTACAATTATTTCAAAATGCTACAAAGGCATTAGCTAATCTTGAAAAACAAGAACGTGAAGAAATTATACCAAATTTATCGGGAATAGAACGATTAGCTACACAAGGTCAAGAAATAATTCAGGGTAGACGTGAAAAAGATTTTTGGCAAAGACATAAATATCTTAGATTAATTCCACAAATAGGTATACCAGCTTTAACATCCCATGTATTAGAGAAAATAGGACAATTATCCCCTTTAGAACAATCATTACAAACTGGCAAACCAGAGCAGAAACAACGTAATGTTATACGACAACGAAATGCCCGTACTGGGCAAGAACGAGTTTCTTATGATGGTGGCAAAACATGGCAGATAATTGGGTAACAATTTCAGAAACTCATTCAGGTAATGAATGGGAAACTTTACCATCTGACCCAAGCACTTTTAATAAAGTTTATGGCGGATTCATGCGTGGATGGATGCAACTTGGAGAGGCAACATTGCGTGCTCCAAGTGCAATTGTTCGACAAGTAAAATTATTACGTAGTGCTGGATTAGCAGATAAAATTCTTGCTGCCAAAGACGACCCAAAAGTAAGAGACTATTATTTAAAACAATTAAAAGATACAGAAATAACTTTAGATAAATTTGCAGATGAAATTAGTCAAACAGCAGAATTACATAGAAAAGGCCAACGGTCAATATTGAGAAACCATCCTGAATGGTATTCGGAACCATCTAAAAGTTTTTCTGATTTAGTTAATAATCCTTCTAAAATTGCTGTTGCATTAGCAGAATCTACCCCAATATTATTAACTGCTGGTATTTTAACAGTAGCAGGGCGGCCTGATGTTGGCATTAGTATGATGTATGTTACTGAGGGACAACAAGCATATGACCAGGCCATTCAAGATGGGAGAACCCCTGATGAAGCTGCTATAGCATATGCTACATATGGTACTGTTTCTGCTGCATTAGAGCAAATGCAGTTGAAGGGTATTATTAAAATTGCTAAAGGTTCATGGAACAGAATATTAAATAGGACTACACAAAAAATAGCTAAAAAAGGATTAGGGTCTTTAACAAAAGATATTATTAAAGTTTCAGCCCAAGAAGCCATAGAAGAAATGGCCCAGGGAACTTGGCAAGAAACTACAGCCAAAATACTTTATGATAAATCAATTCCTGGTGGATTAACTGGATTCATTGACCGTAGGGCACAGGAAGGGCTTATTGCTGCTATGATGGGTATTATTCCTGGTACTACTGGAGCTACAGTAGCCCATGCTACTAAATTATATAATAATATACAATCAAAACAAATTGCTGAGACTGCAAAGACTGAAGCTATATTTGAAAAACCAACAGTTCAGGTATGGGCAGAATTAGATAAACAATATTCCAAAGATGAATTAATTGGAGCATATGAAGAATGGAAAAAAAGTCCAGAGGCTAAACAGATTATAGGTGATGTCGCACCTGATAGTCCACAGGCTGAAGCTGCAAGAGCAGAAGGATTTGCTCGATTATTGCTAGATAAGCAGCCATCTGCTGTGCAGGCAATGAAAACTATACGAAAACCAAAAGTAGAGCGTCCTGCGGGGAAAGAAATAGGCAAACCATTTACAGGCAAGGCATATCGAGCAGAAACGGGATTGTTAGTTAAGGGCAAAACGGCGGCTGATGTTATTCGTTTTGAGCAAGAAGAATTAGGTAATGATTTAGGTGTAAGTGCTGAAAAGATAGCCAAGTTAAAAAACATATCTGCAAAAGATATTGTTTGGATTGCAAGAGATAAAGAAACAGCACAACTTTATGGAAAACCTGAAGCGGTTGAGGATGTAAGTGATATTGTAAAAGGTGGTGAAATTATAGCTGAAATTCCAGATGGTGTTTTGGTTTTGAAGCCCCCCCCTTCGGCAGAGCAAGCGAAACCATTATCTCGTAAAGAACACTTAAAACAAGGGCATCAAATTCCCAAATTGTTTAATTGGGATGAAAAGCAACGCCGAGATTTTATGGAAAAAGTTGCTGGTAAACGGTCTATGAAAGATATGTCTGCGAATGAAAGACAAGCTTATATAAATGCCCTACAGCAATTAGCTATTGAAAAGGGCGTAGAAATTCCAGAATCAAAGGCTAAACAAAGACAACCAAGTGTAGTTAATGGAAAATCTACTACAATGGAAGCAGTTATTGGTGAAGCTGTAAATGTAGTAGATGAATTACCGACTAAAGTAGATGTGCCAGAGCATATTAATCGTAGATTTTTTAGAAGAATAAGACGTACTGGAATAGGCAAAAGACTTGGGCGATTGTTTTTTGGTATTGATAATTCTCCTTTATATGAATTAGCTAATATTCTTGAACAAAATAAACCAGGAATTTTAACAGAAATATTTGACGATAATCTTCAACAAGGACGTGCAACCGAAGCTGGGCATAAACGAACTGTAAATAAATTATTTGAAAATTTTTGTATGGATAATAATTTAACTTCAAAGGATTTGGCTAAAATAAGTAATTCCTGTAATCCACGAATGTTCCAGGGTATATTAGAAAAAGCTGGGCGTGGCACAGATATACAAACTATAGAAATAAATAAACAAAAATATGACGTTAGTCCGGCAGAACTTTTAGATGTGTATTTGATTGCTAGGCAAGAAGATGGAATAAGGCATATATCTAAAGGTGGCTTAGTTATAAGTGATGTGCAGACAGGAGCAGTTTCAGAACAGGATTTGTTGCAAATACGTAGATTAGTAGAATCAAATCCTAAATTAATGCAATTGGTAAATGTAATTACACAAATTGAATCTCAAATCTGGAAACCATCACTTAATAATACCTCTCAGCAACTTGATAGAAAAGATATTGCTAAAGTAAATAATTGGTGGGGTCTAGATGTATTAATGCCAAAAGAACTTGCTGGAAAAGAACGACAATTTAATGTTAATTTTATAGAAAATAAAAGTATTCTAAAAGATAGAACAAAGGCAAATAATCCACTTATAGTTGGTGATGCTTTACAACGTCTTACTATTTTTGAAAATGCTGTAGCAGAATATGTAGGAATGGCTAGTCCTACACGAACTGCTAGAACACTTTTAAACAATAAGGACTTTTCTGAATTGCTGCGAAAAAAAGGATATAATGCCGTACGAAATAATATGCTAACAATTCTTGAACGTGCACAATCTTTACCGCCTACACGTGGTTCATTTGATAGATTGCTTGGTCAGATATTACCTGGTGTTTATCGTGGAGTATTGCTTTTTAATCCACGTGTTATAATGAGTCAATTTACATCAGTAACAAATTATTATGCATTTGTTTCAGAGAAATATACTACTCTTTTGGGAAATGGCCTATCGCCAAAAAATGTTAAAGAAACATTAGATTTTTCTGATATTGCTTGGGATAGATTTTATATGGGACATAGTAGTTTAGAACTAGGTGAGCTAGCTTCATCTGATGCTACATTAAGGCTGTTAACCAGGACTTCAAGTGATAAAAATAAATTAGGGATAACATTAAGAATATCTGATATAGCCGCTTTAGCAAGTGGTATGCAAATAGCAAAATCTGAATATGCTGATGTACAAAAAGAGACTATTACAGGACAATCAGCAATATATTGGGCCAATAAAGATACATCTTTTGAAGAAAATACTACAGAATGGCAGCAGGCCATTACACAACGTGCAGAATGGCTTTGGCATCGTTCACAGCCATCATGGGACAAATGGAGCAGGTCTGCTATTACATCTGACCCATCTTCTATACGTAGGTTGTTTTTCTTATTTCGGTCATTCCATGAGAAATCATTAACTATATTACATTCGGCAGATACAGAATATCAAAATAGTCCAAAAACAGTAGATGATAAGTTGCGATTTGCTAAAAAATATGGAGCAGTTTTATCTGGCTATACATTGAATACAGTTCTTCGTGCTATTATAATGGCCGGAATAATGGGCAAAATTAAGGAACCTTTTGAATACCTAAAAGACTTAATTACGGCCCCATTTGCTATGCTACCGTTATTGGGGCATATATTAGACGGAAGTACTCGTTCATTTCTTAATGCCCTGACTGCCCATAGAAGTGAATATCGTGGAGAAGCATTAGAGTCCTTGCCAGTTCAAGTTGTTAATCAAATAAGTCGTGCCCCTAAGAATTTTACGCAAGCAGTTGGGTATTATTTAAATGGAGAAAATAAAAAAGCTGAAGCAAGTCTTAAAAATGCAATAGACCAAATCTATACTGGATTAGGATTAACTATGGGTGTGCCAGTATATGAATTGAAAAAACTATTTAAAGGATGGATTAAAGAAGAACCAAAAAAAGAACAACGAGGAACAAGGCGATGGGCGAAAAAAAGATGACAAATCGTGAGTATTTAGTGTGTATAGATACTAAATTAAAAGGACTAAAAGAACAATTTGATAATCATTTAAGACATCATTGGGCAATAACGATTTCATTACTTGGTAGCACTGGTGGTCTTATTGCTGCCCTATTAGTAGTTTTACTATCTTAGTATCCAGGTCGACACCTTCATCCCAATGAAAACCTAAATTTGGTTTGGGATTTAAATTTGGTGAATTGTCTAAATCTTTCCTAAGACCAATCAAATTTTTTATTTGTTCCAATGTTATTAATTTATATAAACCACTTAAATTCCATATTATAGGCAGCTCAACAATAACTGTACCACCATAAGTTTTAGTTCGTAAATCTTCTAAAAATAAAAATGGCTTTTTAGTTTCTACATAATGAAATGATTTTTCCATTATCCAACCTCTCTTATAAATTCCATTAACCACTCTTTTGTAGTATATAAATTACCAAGTCGTTTAGATGATTTTAATTTTACCCGTTCTCCATGTTGAGTTGTACGTCCTACCTTAATCCAATTATAAACTGTAGCTAAGGTTCGTGCAATTCCTGTTAATTCATATACTATTTTAGGAACCTGTTCTAATTTAATAAGGTCTTCATTTTTTGGTTTTGGCATTGTCTCTTAACTCCTTATATAACAATGGGTTATCACCTAGATAAAGTTTATTTTCTGATTTATCCCCTATCCAATCTTTCCAATCATAATTATTCATCGGTCTTATAAAACTATTTAAACCACTAGAACATACAATAGAATAATATATACTAATATACCATATTTTTTTAAATTTTGACGTAACTTTGACTATCCATCCTGGCTTTTTACCTATACAAGACTTGAACCCACCTAAATTTTCTACACTTCCTTCTTGCAGTGCACGTTTAATAGATGGAGTAGGAGCATTTTTTTCAAGCCAATTAATTAAATCATTCCGTGTTCGTATATGCATCCTATCTATCCTGCCAGAATAAATGGCCTAAAATCACACCTATTAAAACAGTAACAAAATAATTCGGCCCAAGTAACCACCATATCAAACCAAGTATTCCACATAATACAACCATGTCTAGCCATTTGGGAAACCAAGCGTGTATCCTTTGTGATATTGTTCTTTTGTCCCTAAAGCATAAATATAAGTCATAACCACCGGCACCGATTAGGAAAATTAATAAATTTAATGCAATAATATTTAATCCTAAGAATACATTCTCCATTTTTAAATCCACCTTTTCCAAAATAATAAAACTCTAAGCCATTTACTTTTAAATAATCTCTTGATAATTAATAAACTAGCAATACTACAGACAAAACCTAAAATAAAATTAAACATTTTTCTCCCTTAAAATAGTATCTGGGGGGATAATCCCCCCAGATAATTTGTTAATTATGCAGTAGTTACTTCAGATATTTCCTTTTTAATTTTGTCAACTTCTTGCTCATTATACATTGTCTTATTCTTATACAAATTTGTACCTATCCCAGTTAAACCTGCCAAAAGTACAGCACCTAATATTCCAGGTGAATTTATAGAACCTACTAATTTATCATAAGCAATTTGACTTGCTTTTTCTCTGAGTGAAAGTTCACTGTCTATAATTCCCACAGTAGCTTTTTGAACTTCTAATTGGACTTTTTTATCTTTGATGTTTCCAAGTGTAGTAATTGGAAAAGTATTAACTGGTTGTCCTGGATTAAGAAGTTGTTGTGTAACTGGAGATATTTGTGATGCAGGCCACACTCTTTCAAGAACTCCAGAAAAAACAGCTACAGCCGCTACTGCAACTAATACTATTACTAATACTGAACCAGTTTGTCTTAACATTTTAATTTCTCCTATAAGATTTAAAGTTTATTTTGCTGCTGACATGTCTATAATAGACCAACAAAAATTTATTTACTTACCCCCAAGTATTCATTATATACCCATTTAGCTAACCTAACCTTACGATATATTCTATGGCGTTTACCTTTAAGCCTTATCCTTGTTGGAGCAGCAGATGGACATGCAGAAAGAAACCAACGGCCAAATTGTTCTTTAATGCCTGGCTTACGCCCACTCAACTCACACCATTTGGACCAGGCATCATAAAGTTGGTCAATAATAACATAATATCCTTGCTCTATTGGTATTCCTGATGGTTCAAATTCACAACAATCAGCTATAAAAGCAGCAACAGGAGTTGTTAATTCTCGTAATTGATTCAACAATATTTGTGATGATTTAGGTACTATAAATTCACCTGTTTGTCGTAAATTTTTTAAACCCCGTAAAGCAAAATTAATTAATTTGCCTTGCTCTGCTTCCTGTTTAAGTTTAAACTTCAAGGATATATCTTCTCGGCCTACATAAGAATTTTCAAAATAAAGAACATTTAATTTTGGCTCTAATGCATTTGCCTGGTCTGGAATATTTGGCAAATCATTCATTGCTATAGTAAATCTACATTTCAGATATACCTGGGGAATATATGATAAATACATACGTCTTATTCCTACTGGGTCCCGACCCGTTATTTGAAGTATTTTTTCCAAAGCTGCTTCAGCCTGTTTTTGATTCGGAATTTTAGCATCAGACAATAATACAGCTAATTTACCAAGCAACGGTTGATAGCCAAATTCAGTACATAATGTTTGAAAGGAAGTTGACACACATTGTTTACTACCAAGCAAGGTAGTAAGTGTGTTAAGGACTGTACCTTTTCCGCTTCTTGGCCGTCCAGTACAAAGTAACAATTTCTCTTGGGACATATCTGGCACACAATTGTAC